TATGCAGATACCATATGGGGTGAAATCAAAATAAATGTAATGAATATACAAGACAAAACAATATACAATTTGACATTATCGAAAGTGTTAGTAACAAATATAGATACTACACAATATTCATTCGATGAGAGAGATTCTTACTTGAAGCAAACAGTATCATTTGCATACCAAGAAGCAAAATTTGAAACCGGCGGAGTGTGATTGAAATATACCCTTTAGGAGATTAAATAATGGCATTACCCAAGATCGACTTTGTAACATATGAATTGAAATTGCCCTCTAGCGAGCAGAAAATAAAATACAGACCATTCTTAGTAAAAGAAGAAAAAATTCTTCTCATTGCTGCAGAATCTAAAAACAACGAACAGATTCTATTGGGACTAGAACAAGTAATCACAAACTGTTTATTAGATCAAGTTGATATAAGCATCCTACCTTCTTTTGATGTTGAGTATATCTTTCTGAAGATCAGAGAGAAATCTATGGGAGAAATTATAAAGGTAAATATAGTAGATCCAGAGGAAAAGAAAAAATTTGAAGTAGATGTTGATCTGAGCAAAGTTATAGTTAAGAGATCACCAAAACACGAAAAGCGAATAAAGCTATCGGAAAATATGTTCGTTGAGATGAAATATCCAACAATGAAAACGATCATGTCAGTAGATGCAACCAAGCCACTCATCGAGAATGGATTTGATATATTGACTAGTTGTATCGATAAGATATACGATAAAGATGTTGTGTATGCTTCAAAAGACTATACCAAGAAAGAACTTCAGGAATTTATAGAACAGTTCCCACAAGACATGTATGACAAGATTGGCAATTTCTTTGAAACCATGCCAACGCTATATTACGAAAACGACGCAATATCTCCATATACAAATAAAAAGATAAAGGTAGTATTGGACAAATTTATCGATTTTTTCAATTAGGGCTTACTAGTGAATCTCTTGAAAACATGTATAGAACCAATTTTATACTAATTCAAGAACACAAGTATAGCCTAAGTGAATTAGAGAATATGATACCTTGGGAGAGGGAAATCTATTTGAATATGTTAATTAAACATGTCGAGGACATAAATAAGAAAAGAGACATGCTGAATAAGAAGAAATAACATGGAAAAAAGCAGTAAACCATTACCAAAGACAAATACCGGAACAAAGGGGTATGGAACTGTAGTTGGTAACATTGCTAAAATGGTATTAGGAAAACAGTCTGATATGTCAGCAGCGACTAAAGGTCGTCGCCCAGCTAAATCTCCCAAAAAAAGACAGAATAGAAATGTAGCCAAACCCGAAAGAACTGGCACTCCAGCAGAAAACGCTGAAAGAGTTGTAGGGGGTTCTACTGTAACTAAACCTACTAGTATAACATCTGGTGATAATTATACTAAAAAGGCACTGGACATTTACACCAATCTAGTAAATTTTGTCAAGAAAAGTGTAAATGATTTAGTACAAAAAACAAAAACTATTGTTGGTATGTCCAAGGATACTGGCGTATCTTCTTCAGTTGGAGCATCGAAAAGCGCATCTGTAAATCCTTCTATAGAAGAATCGCGAGAAACTGCGGAAGGCAAAGAGAAAGAAATTCAATTAGAATCTGAACAAGTCTCTCTGTTAGAGAAGATTAAAAAAGTATTAGAAAAGATATTGAAGAAAAGTGGTGGCGGTGAAGGTGGGGGAGGACTGCTTTCTTCCTTGGGAGATGTTGCTGCAATAGCATCGTTGGTGCCTGGTAAAGGTAAAATGATGGGTGCATTAGGAAAAAAAGCATTACCAAGGATGGTAGGTCAATTTGCAGGTATTGCAAAGTCTGGGGGGTTAGCAAAACTAGCCAATGCACGCGGTGCAAGTCCAGTAGTAAGTACCTTGGCTAAAAAATCTGATTCTGTAGTTCGAGGAGTTGGTGCAGTAAAAACTAGGGTGGCAGAGACTGCTACTAAAGCAGCCGGAACAGTTACGAGCAAAGGGGCTCAAATGCTTGGGTTTGGTACAAGTTTGGCTAGCAAAGGTGCTACAGGATCGGCAGCAGGAGCCGGTGTTGCAGGAGCCGCTGGAATGACTGGTGCTGCAGGAGCAGGAGCCGCTGGAATGACTGGTGCTGCAGGAGCAGGAGCCGCTGGAGCAACTAGTGTTGCTGGAGCAGCGGGTGCTGCAGGCGCGGCAGGTACAGCAGGAAAGAGTGCAGGATTCTTTTCGCGAACATTTAGTGCTATGGGTGAACTGGCGTCTGCTCCAGCCGCGCTGGCAAAAGCAATTGCTAATCCAAAGGCATTCTTAGCAGGACCTGGTGGCAAATTGATGCTGAAAAGCATCAAAGGTAGCGCACTGATCTCTGCCGTTTTAGAACCACTCATTGCAGTCTTTACTATAAAAGCCATCCAAGATGATCCAAATATGAGTGTTGAAGAAAAGAAAAAAGCAATTGGTACAGAATTAGGTGCAAGACTTGGTTCTGGTCTTGGTGCTATCATTGGCGGTGCTGTTGGTACGCTTGGAGGACCACTTGGAATGATTGCTGGTGGATTGGTTGGTTCTCTTGGAGGAGAATATTTGGGTGGTGCATTAGTAAACGCAATTGGGCCGACTGGTGTGTATGATTTTGCTGCCAGTATACCCGGTATTGGTCCAAAGATACAGGTAGAGGAAACAAAACCTAAGCAAGATGCTCCTACTGGCCCAGCTGGGCCAGCACATCCTGAATATGGAGACTTACCATCCATGTCTCAGGCAATGCAGAAGCCTACAGTTCCAAGCACAGGAACACCACAGTCCCCAACTCCTGCTGCTGGAAGCAGCCCAGTAACGCCTAGTGCGGTTGCCGCATCATCTGGTAAAGCATTGCAGACACAAACACAGCAATCTATAAATTCGGGTATACAACAACAAGCCGAAGCAAGACAACCTATGGCTTCTACTGCGCCTGGAAATACTGTAGTTAACAATTATTACAACACTACTACCAATAGTTCACCTGCAGCCGAATCTAGTGCGCCAAACATGACTGCATCTCCAGAACCATCTATGCAAAGTATGTTGGTTGGCAATGTTGGTGGCGTAAGTACATAAAAAAGGATGATCCGAAGATCATCCCTTTTGTGAAACTATTTAAATTTAAACTCAGTCTTCCTTAGCCAACTTCTCGAAGTACGAGAGAGCATTCTCTTCTTCTGCGTCTTCATCGACAGCGATCTTCTTCTCAGACATCTTAGGAGCAGGTCTCATCTTCGGAGAACCGAAACGAGCCTCAGCCTCCGCTTCGATCTCTTCCATCTCTTCTGCTGACTTAGCCTTGCTCTCGTTACCACCCTTGAGAACAGTGTCCATCTTAGTCTTCAATTCATCATACGACTTGAAGTTTTCTGCAGAAGTAAATTCCTTCAGAGCATACTGCTTCTTCCAAAGTTCTTCCAACTTGGCATCTTCACCACCAAGCAAAGCCGACGGAGTTTCAAATTCACTCTTGTCGTAGTTGACATAACCCGCAACCTTACGAATCTTCAACTTGAAGTTAGCACCTTGCCAGAAATCAAAGACATTGATTGGCTCATCATCCGGGAACTCCGGTTGAATCTTCTCCATCAACTTATCGAAGATCTTCTTGCCATACTTGAACAGGAAGATCTTTCCCTCGTTCTCAGGATGCTTTGGATCAGAAACAACCATGATGTTTGAGACATAACTCAACTTGCGCTTACGATCACGCGCAACTGTCTTGTCATCTTCATTGCCGCTATTCCACAACTCATTGTTTCCTTCACAGATTGGGCACTTCTTACCCAATGTGGTTGGGCAATTCTCAATGAGCCATCCACCCTTGCCTTGGAAACCATGACTGAAGATACGCGCCCAAGGAACATCCTCTCCATCAACAACTGGGAGGAATCGAATTACTGCGAAACCGTTTGATGCTTGATCTAACTCTGGCTTCCAGAATCGATCATCCTTGTAGGATTCTGCTCCCCCCTTGTTGAGTTTGTCCAACTCCTGAGTTAGCTTGGAGATATCCTTAGACTTCTTCTTTAAATCTTTAAATGACATTTATATCCTTTCGTGTACGAAATATTAAGAGTGTAGTAACTGTATACGATTTATTATACTGACTTATTTAGATAAGTCAAATGGGAAGTCTAGAAGTTCTTGGAAGAAGATTCAGTGACTGCCCCTCTGCTTTGATCTTTTCAATGATTGGCTTAGACAAATGTTTGGCAATATATGAAGGATCGATTTCATGATTTTCACAAATTTGAAGAACAGCATCCATATACGAGCAATTCTTCTTTTTGATTATCTTTTCAACTTCTGTTTGTATATTCAATTCACCCGATTCAAGTATCATATTCTTTATTCTCCATGTATTGTAATAATGATTTAGTTGGCTTCCACCCAAGAGTTTCTTGTATTACAGAAATATTGGCGCAAGTTTGTCTTGCCTCTCCATCCCTTGGTGCTACATGAGTATACTCTCCGCCCATCATTTTTGCAACATCTAAAACTGAATAACTCGTTCCTGTGCCAACATTCATGATCTTACCGGCAAGAGATTCTGTATGATTCATTGCTGCTATATTTGCAGAAACAATATCAGATACATGAACGTAATCTCTGGTTTGCAATCCATCACCAACCACAGTCATTGCTTCGTTGTTTTTCTTTTGTCTAGAAAACACTCCAATGACGGGAGCATACGATCCTCTGATTGGCTGTCTGTTTCCATATACATTAAAATATCTAAAACAAGCGGTGTCCAACCCATAAAGATTAGAATACATTTTACACAATCCTTCGGAGAAGAACTTAGAGTACGAATATGCATTTAAGCAATCCGGTGTATCGGATTCTTTTTGGACATCATTGCTAGACAGCCCATAGATTGCAGAAGTGCTAGAGAGCATTACTCTTTTTGTCTTTACTCTTTTGGCTGCTTCTAATACATTCTGAGTACCCACAGTATTTGTATCAAGAGCTTTACTAGGATCTGAAATGCAATTCTGTATTCTTGCTTCTGCAGCTAAATGGAAAACATATTCAGGTGGGTGTCTTTGAAATACTCCATTAACAATATGCTTATTTGTTATATCGTGGTGGTAGTATTTAACTTGTTCGTTGAAGTAGAACTGATCGTGGGCATCAGATGAAAGATCATCTATAACGGTAACATCATGGCCTTGTTTTACTAATTCATCAACAAGGTTCGATCCAATAAATCCGCAACCACCTGTTACTATTATGTTCATTTTATATTCTCTGAAATTGTTTTATATTTTTGTAATATATCAGTTTTATCTAAATAATCTCTTTGTGTCCAAAAGGCATAATGAACGCATAATGCATTACCACAAACACATATTTTTTTATTTCTTTGACCTGGTGCTATTTCGGCTAACCATGTTTCTTCATTTTTATCGACAATTCCAGAAAATTCTTTAAAATCTTTACCAAACCAACAAATAGCATTTATAGAAATTCTTTGCCCTATAGTTTCATAACGATCAAATTTATATTTTTCAACATTATTATTATTTAAATTATTTATAAAGTTAATATGTTTTTCTTCACATATAGTAGAACTTTCCCAACCAGTTTTAGATAAACATTCATTTTCTATGTGTTTGGAATACGGAATACCTTGTTTTTGGTGTATATGATCTATTACTGCATTATTTATAATATTTCCAAATATTAAAAAATAATCAGGATTATCTATTCTAAATTTTACTAGATTTTCTACAAAATTATTTTCTGTCCAAACAATATCATCATCAAGTCTTATATAAATTGTATTTTCGTCTATTGTATTTTCAAAAAATTTATATATTGTTCCACTAACTTCACCTGTTGTAATTACATCTGATGGCAAATATTCTAAAGTAATAAAATCTTTATGTTGTATCTTTAATTCTTTAAACCAGTTTAAATCTTCTGAGTTATTAGTATTTACCCATATTCTATATTCATCTATTATATTTTTTTGTTTTAACATATGTGATAATAAAATTTCCATATACCTTTTTCTTCCAGCAGGTGTTACAACTACTATTTTATATGTTTTATCTTTATAAGTCAACATTTAATTTTTTTCCTTATTGCTTCTTACTAATGCAGATCCAACAACCTGATGCATATCATAATATTTGTAGTCGGCTAATCTACCACCAAATATAAACTTATCAGTATCAATTTTTTGTTTATATTTTAAATACAATTGGTTGTTAATTTCATCATTTACTGGATAGAATTTATCTTTAGTTTTATCCCACTTTTGTGGATATTCTTTTGTAACAACTGTAGTTTCTTGCTTTCCAAATTCAAAATGTTTATGTTCTATTATTCTAGTATAAGGAACATCTTCCTCTGTATTGTTTATTACTGCATTACCTTGATAATCTTTAATATTTAATACTTCATGTTGAAACTTTAAACTTCTCCATTCCAACATTCCCAAATCATAATCAAAAAATTCATCAATAGCACCAGTATATACAATTTTTGTTGCAATAGAATCTAACCGCGTTCTATCCTGCAAGTAATCTACACCCGTTTCTAATGGTATATCTTTTAATAGTTTTTCAAATATTTGTGTATATCCACCGATAGGTATTCCTTGATAGATATCATCAAAATAATTATCATCCATTGTAAGACGAATGGGTAAGCGTTTTATGATGGATGCTGGCAAACTATTAGGATGTTTACCCCATTGTTTTTTTGTATATCCGTAGATAAATTTTTCATATATTTCTTGACCAACTTGTGTTAAAATCCATTCTTCTAGATTTTTGGGATTTTCTATAGATATTCTTACTTCTTTTAATTTTTGTTCCGCCTGCTGCGGTGTTTCAGTTCCCCATAACTGATACATTGTAAAAAGATTTATAGGAAATGAATATAATTTATTGTTGTGTTTTACTTTTGGTCTATAAACAAAATGATTAAATGTAGTCCATTTATTCATATAATCCCAAATAGATTTATTACTAGTGTGAAATATATGTGGACCATACTCATGGACATTAATTTCATTAATTTTACTAGTATAGCAGTTGCCACCTATATGATTTTTTTTATCAACAACAAGACATCTGGCGCCTTTATCTGTCATTTGCCGTGCAAATATTGCACCAAACAATCCAGATCCAACTATAAGATAATCATATATCATAAAAGTAAATCTTTCACCGCTTTTTTAATTTCTTCATCCCAATAACTCATCCGCATTCTATCAGTAGATGTTTTTCTATTTTTTAATTCTTGTAAAGCATTATCACACCATTCTCTTGTAATATTCCAATCTTTTGTATAAACCACAGGCAGATCTTGAAAATGACGCAATTCTGGACAATCAGACCAAATAGGAATACCTCCCATAATTATAGTTTCATATGTTCTCAGACAATCTTTTCCTTCCCCTGCTGAACAGGCAGTAAATGTATGAGATTTCATGTTCCTGTACATGTCATCTGCTCCAACCGCATTTAATTGTATTGTAAAAATTGGATTATTTTTATTCAATTCTACCAATTCTCTTCTTTCTCTTCCCGCTTCAGTTCGCGTCAATGTCAGTCTACAATATATCAATTTATTAAATTGTTTTTCAATATTTTCTTTACTTATAATTGGCAACAATCCAGAAAAACCACCAGTTGTTGCACAACCAACGGGTATTGGTTCTATTATGTCATTTTTTATTTTAGTGTTTATTGCGTAAATTTTTTTAACGCATTTAGGAACACGATCCATTAATTCTTGTTCTATATTCCAATCTCTATTTCTACTTATTATTATGTAAGATCCATCTGGATGTAAAGTATCAAATAAACTGTATATACTGAAATGTCCATTATGGAATATTACTCCTTTTTGACCTAATTCGGATTTGTGTCTATATTTTTTTATATTAGGATATAAATTAAAAATTCTAGTTTCCCACGGATCATGACCGTTTGGTAAATTACTAAAAAAATAATTTGCGTATTTTGCCCAATTATCAGAATTTATTTGATCTTCGCAAAGTAACATGTCATCTCCTTATAAATAAGCAATCTATGTATTTGTATTGGTTGTTTTCCATTATATAAACTAAATCATACCACTTAGATAAGTTATCCACAACAGATCTAAAATAAGTATCATGCAATTCTTTAAGATTGTGTTCGTGAAATTCTACTGTTATTTGTTTAGCTTTTGGTTTAAATAAATTGTGACTTAATATAGGATACTCGCCACCCTCAATATCTATTTTTAATAATTCGTAATCGTTATTTGGTTCTATTTCTTGCAATGTAACGCATTGTACTGTTACTCCAGCATCATTGTGATATAATCTAACATCTGATGTATATCCGCTTTCTGTTAATGTATTATAAATTTTAACTTCTTTGCGTTCGGTGCAAATCGCTTTATTTATACAAACTATATCACTTTGTAATGTATTAAAAACCAATGGATCTGCATCTACAGCAATAACAGAATAACCTAAATTCTTAAAATAATTTGCGAAAACAAATCCTCTGCATCCCAAATCTACAACAATACCAGAATTTGTTAATAAATCCAAATCTATAGTATGACCATCTATTCTTTGTAGGTTCATAAAAATCGTTTCCTTATTTCTTCTATTGCTTTTAAGTAATCCGTATTATTAAATTCATAGGCTTTATAGTGTATCCATAAATTTGGTGGCAATAATTTTTTAGTACAAGCCCACTTATCTGTCATATAAGAATTAAAAGTATCATCCGCTACATTTATATTTGAAGGAACCATTTCTTTATGTACCACATGGTGTATTTCTTCGCTTGTTAGATTTTTTAATCTATTTGCTATATGTCCTTTAAAAATTTGCATTTGCCCTGATAAATGAAACAGACCGGTTAAACTATCTCTACCACCAACTCCACAATGATCTATATTTACTTCTTTTAAAAAGTTATCAAATACAATAATATCTGAATCCGATATTATCACAGTATCTTCATCATCAAATTGTAAATTATTTAAACCATTATGCAATAAACCAACAACTCCTGCATGTCCTCCATAATTGTTGGTTTCTTTCTTGTATATAATTTCTGTTTTGTTTATATCAATTATATGTTTGTAATTACCATCATCTGCTAAAAAAATGTAATTACCATCAATTTTGGCAAGTTTAAACGATTCATAGCAAAGCCTTGCCAGATAATCGTCTTTTACACAAGTTCTTATTATTATATGATTCATGTTATTTTAAAGATTGCAGTTTTCCAATCTTCATGTGTTGGTTCTTTATAAATCCAACTTTGGTATTTAATTAATAATTGTTTAGATTTACTCCAATATGATTCCGACATACCAGTAGTAGTTTGATACCAATTGTCTATGATAATGTATCCATTTGGATTAATACATTTTAACGCATATTCGGTACATTCATCTCGGAATATACCATCAATAACAATAATATCATATGTTTCACCAATACAAGAAGTAATATATTGTTTTTCATCCGTTAAATGTATACAGGAACATTGTTTTGCCCAAGTTTCATTAGAATCCACGCCTTTCCATTTTTTGCTTTTATTTTTCCACCATAAAGATGAAAGACCACAACCGTATTCAAATACAGACATATTGCTTAAGTCCATATTATCTAGCATTTCTAATGCACCAAATGTGTACCACGGACATGTTAAATCATTTGAAGTGTCTAAGTATCTCCATCCAAAATCCGGACTAGAACCATTCTCTGGGTGTGATATAATCATATATTAACCTCAAAATTGCCAATTTTCATTCCATCAAATTTAGTAACATCATGTTTGTTGCTTACTATCGTGGCCCAATCGCCCCATTTTTTCATATTAAGTTTGTATTTAAATAATCCCCAGATTTTGTCCATCATATATCCCGTAGCCGGCGGTTGACTGTCATGTATTATCATAAAATCACAGTTTTCGTGTATTAATTTTATATCACTATGTCTGCGTTCACCACATGCATGATCAACCAAACAAACAGAAATACCATCTTTACTAACATCAGTCAACCAATCTACTATTTCTGGTGTTTTGTCATACCATTCTTGTGATTCTTGATTATAAGCAAAATTATCTGGTTTATAAACAAACTCATGTTTATTTGATTGTAAGTGAATAAATTTATTGAGCCATTCTTGATTTGTATCAAAACTTATAAGTTTTCTTTTATCTGTTTGGATATATTGATTTAATTGAGTTGTACTTCCATAACCACAACCAAGTTCTACAATGGGTTTATTGGAACTTTTAGTCATTTCTAAAGCCAAATACAAAAGAGGTCGATGACTACACCAACCTTCGACCTCATTTAATAAATAGTTTGCTTCCGGTTTTTTAGCAATATTATCTAGATATTTCTGTGTCATTGGTTGCTCCTAAGTATTAAATCAACTACTCTATCTATTTCTGGTTTGTGTCCGGAATTATAAGGACGAATGCTATGACAATCATTATACCAACCACTTAGTATTTTTGAATCGTCTGGTTTCCAACTAGCACGGTCGAGTCTTCTTTGACAAAATCCACCCGGTCTTTGTACTCTAATTATACGATCTTTGTCCGCAAATTTTTTAATTTTTGCACAGGAGAATGACTCGTCTATGCCCCAATTTGCCATATGAGTCTGATCAGGCTCATAAACACTAAAGGATTCTGGTGTATGGTTATAATTTATTTGTTTTGATCGTTCATCAATTTCGTTGATGGATTCTTCCCATGTATTAGGCAATTCTAATACTTCTTTGAATGTTTTGCCAGTACCACCATTGTAGCAAGCAGGAAAATAATCTTTATCTGCATTTAAATTAATATAAGCATCCGATCTAACATTCACTAAAGAATTGATAAAATATTCCCTAGACATTGGAAACATATCAATGTCCGAAACTAACCAAGTAGTATCTGGTTCTGTAATTGGATACCAATATCTTGCCCACTGTGCTTGTATGTGCGGTAATATGTTTGAATTTGTTTTAAACTCCACAACAGTTCCATATTCTTCTGAAACATTTAATTGTTTCTTATCTCCGAATAATATTAAAACAGGATGAATATTGAATTTCAACTTCCATACTTTAGACACCAACGGCCAAAAATCCAAATAGTACCGTTTATCATCACACGACATTATTACTTTATTAATTTTCATGTTCAATCCTTATAATATTTTTCATCTTCAAAGTTTTTATGATATTCATTGTGAGTACACCCACCTGCTGCCAATTTACCAATAAAATCATTATCATCACCATTCCAATCACACCCTCTCCATTCGCCTCTTAATGTTTTTTCGTACCAAGGCAAATTTCGTGGTATGGGAAATTCTTTCCCGTGTCCAAATCTACATAAGGGATCGTGTACTAGTGCTCTGTTGATTACGATAGGATAGACTATTTCCGCTAAAAATTCTTGATCTATGTTTTTTCTATTATTTGTATTTTTTCTGGAATAATTGTCTATCAATTCTTTCATATTTAAAATAACCTTGTTTCTTGCACCCCACATACCACCTAATATTTTTGTACTATGGGCTCGATTATCTCTCATTATATGAAAATCTTTATTGCTTGCTAACCATTCATCTACTGCTGCTTTATCTCTAATATTCAATAAACTATCAGTATCTCTGCTGATCATAACATCAACTGTTGGATCTGCAGCAGCATAGAATCTCCAAAACATTCCATTCCAACTTTCATCTTCTTGCATTAAAACAATTTCTGCTCCACGATTTTGTAATTCCTCTATTATTGCCTTTGGTACTGTAGGAGCAACATAAAATCGACAAATCCAGTCTGGAAATATTTGTTTTGCCAAATCTACATTTCTAATTCCATTTACAGTATAGAATCCATTATTACCCCAAAGACAATATGATATTATTTTTTTCATTGTTTTACTCGTAAATAGTTGTTAATCCCAATATATCTCTATCTTTTTGATAAAGTTTATAATACTTTACAATATTATTTCTTTCTTCAAGCTGCTCTGGAGTCAAATTGATATATTTGCATTCTTCATCGGTTAAGCATTCATCTCTTCCTATGAAATCTGAATCATGGTGCAATCCACAGCTGGGACATGCTTTATATTGTTTTCCATATTTTCTAGGAATAGGTAGTTTGTACATCAATTCCCCATCACTTGGTTTTCTAGCAAAATTTGGAAATCTTTTACAACCAAAAGCTATATCATCATGAGAAAGAATACTGATTTGATTTGGATCAAATCCCATCAATTTATTTATAA